CAGACAGCGCGTGAATACGCCGACAGCATGTGCAAGTACCGTGAGGCGCAGATCAAGCGCCTGACGGCCTATTTGCACAAGGCCACTGAGGACGCATCATGAAAGACGAAGCATTGAAGCTGGCTAAGACTTGGTTTGAGCACAACACTTACGGCGACGAAGCTGATGAAGTGTACAAAGCGATTGAGCAAGCCCTTGCAGCACCTGTGCAGGAGCCTGTAAAACTGCGCCGAGGTGACATCTTGCGCTGCATTGAAACTGACGAGCTTTGCACCGTGTGGGCCACTTCCACAACTGGCAAGACGCTGGTCAAGTGGAGCGCCAACAACTTTGGTGACTACACGGCAGAGCAGATTGGAGAGTTGTTTTGGATTGAGCCAGCACCTGTGCAGGAGCCTGTGGCGTATGACAAAACAGAGCTGAACTGTTTTGCACAAAACTTGTACGACCAAAAGATGCGCGAAGGAAAGCGTGGGCACTACGAGTCAATGTTTCATGTCATACACCAGTGCATTAAGAAAGTTGCGCCCCCACCCGCAGCACAGCCAGCCGTGCCCGATGCGTTTGGAACGCGAGAGGGTGAGCATCCCCAATACATCCAAGGCTGGAACGACTGTCGTGCAGAGATGCTGAGAGGAATGAAATGAAAACCACGATAGACATGGCCCTTGAGTCCAAGGTTGTTCCGGTTCTTCTTACCCCTCATGGTGAATACTTTACATTTCTTGAACGCTTTGCCGAGCTTGTCCGTGCTGACGCTATTGCTCACGAGCGTGAGGCATGTGCAAGGGTGTGCTTGACTGAGTGGTCAACGCTTGGGCAAATGGAAGCTGGCGAAGCGTTTGCCAGAGCAATCCGAGCAAGGGGCAACACATGACAGCCAAACTCTACCGTGCCCCGATCACCACACTAACGCTGACCGAGGCCCAAGTTGCAGCGATCACCGAGCCTGCGCTTGCGGCCCTTCGCAAAGAGCACGATCGCATCATGAAGCGGGAGGCCAAGAAGTTGGTCAAGGCACTTGCAGCGGCCAAAGAGGCCACCACCGATTACCAGCGCACCCGCGCCTTGGCACTCAAGGCCCAAGGCGAGATCAGAGACCTGAAACACACATTGAGGGAATACCGATGAACTGCTGTGATGAATACGGGAACTGCAACCAAGGCCGGGATTGCCCGGTTCGGGTAGCAAGAATTGGGCAGAAGATGAAATCCGCTGACCCCCTGCCGCCAAGCATCTGGCGCGATCAACTCAAGCGACTAGGGTACTGGGTGCTGATGGCTGTCTTGGGGATGCTGTGGCTATCCTTCTTGATGGCCTGCACCTACGTTTACGCAAACTGACGGGTGCCAGCCTTGTCGATGATCAGCGCCTGCTTGCGGGGGCTGGTGTCCACGCTGTTGGGCACACTGATGTGTGTCCAGCGGTCGAACTCGCGGATCACTTGGTCGTAGCCAATCCCACTGGCGATGACTTTGCGCACCACCTCGTCGGGTGTCATACCGGGCACACGGATGTCAGCAGCGCACCCAATGCGGTGCTGGCTGGTGTCCTTGCTGCCCACCGAGTCGTTGACCTTTTTGGACCGAAAGGCCGAATTGATCATGATGGGCTTGCCGCCCAACACCACTTTGACCTGTTCCAGAAAGTCAGCCAGTCGCTTGAGGTTCTCAAGTTCTGCATCGTTGGGGCTGTTGTCCCAGCCGTTGCGCTCGGCTGACTCGGAAGCCGTCAACTCGTCAAGGGTGAAGTTGGGTGTTAAATTCATTTTGCTGTTCTTGAGAGAATGTCAGTCTTGGCTTGGGAGCCAGCAGACGAGCCAAAGTAGTAGGCAATGATGCCAGTCCACGCAGTACCTAAGCTGCCCAGCATCATCAAGATGGCCGGGTTGCTGCTGTCAATCTGGTTAAAGAACATCATGACCATGATGCCAAAAAAGCCAATGGTCACAGCGCCAGCCAAGATGGGTGGCATCAAGCTGCGAGTGGTGGCCTGCATGTCCCGTGCTGACTTGCGGTCTTCCACTTCCAGCTTCTCAAAGTTCAGGCCCAGTTCCTGCGCCTGCTTTTGCAACTCAATCTCTGCAATCTTGACCTGTGCGATCTGCTCGGCTGACAACTTGTTGTTGGAAATCATGTCTTCCACCTTATCAGGGTCAACCCCAATGGCCTTGGAGATGGCCGACACAGCCATGCCTGCCAGTGGGCCACCCATCGCAGTGGCGATGGTAGGAGCGATCTGTTTGAGCCAATCCATGATTACCCTTTCAGGTCAAAACTTAGGTTTGGATGGCGGGGATACTGAACCACTCGCTCACCCTCGGGGCACTTGTACTTGATCGTTGCCAGCAGGGTTGCCTTGCCATCAGCAATCTTCTCTTTTTGCACCATCGTGAGCTGGTACGTAAAGGTGTCAATCTCTGGCCCTGCTGGACCACTAAACTTGCTTGCGGTGGTGGTTGCTTCATGCACCATGCCTGCCGCATCACGAATGCTTGGTGTAAAACTCTCGACAGAGCAGTCGTCACGCTTTTTGATCCGCGCAACAGTGACGTTGATCGGTTTGCCAGCCTCGGCCACAATTTTAAAATGCTCTGGAGTCCATTCAATGATGGCCCTGTCAAGCCAACCGAACTTGTCGGCAAGCGTGTAGCTGCCGCCTAGCGCGGCAACGCTTGCGGCAACTGCTCCGATGGCTTTGGTAAGGTCAACCATAACTTAGTGCCCCTTGATCCAACTTAGGGTAAACCCTATTCCGCTGGAAATGATCGAAACAAAAGCCATTCCAGCCCAAAACCCGCCACGGCCTTGGTTTGCAAGGGCCACCAGCTTCTCGACATGACCTTCCATCTTGTCGATCTTGGTGCTCATCTCATCGAAGCGGCGTTCGTAACCCTTGACGCGCTCCCACAAGACTCCGTACTTCACTGGGTCGATCTCGGCCATTTCTGCTGATTCCATCATGAAAGTTCCCGTATTTTAACTAATTTGTATTAACGTGCAAGGGCGTTTTGGTTGACTGGTTCATTAGCCAATGTATTAGGAGTTGGTCGATAGTCAGCAGGCATTGCATTTCGACGCTGATACGCTGGCGACATCATTCGCTTGGTCTGCGCTGCACTGGCCGTGTAACCAGCTACCGTACCCAATGCTGCACCGGGAACACCACCTACAATAAAACCCAGAGTACCGCCAACACCGGATCGCGTCAGTCGAGGGTTGAGATCGGTAATCGCGCTGGTGCTTACGACTTTGGGGAAGTTTGCAGCTACTTTGCCAATGTCAGCGCCAACCCCAGTCATGTTACCTTTGCGTTCATTTAGTAGTTTGGCATACACGGCAGGGTCTATGGTTTCGGTTGCGTAGTTAATTGCCCGCTCGTGATCGTAGATTTGAGCCATGCGTTGACGCGCTTGGCGAAAATTTGCCAATGTTTGCGGGTCAGGCGCATTTTCGTCAATCATTTTTTCAAGCGCACTTGCAATACCCATTTGTGCATCTGCCCGCGCCACTTCCGCTGGCGGCGGGTTGTTACCCTTGTCGCGGGCCTTGTACACACTTTGAGCAGTTCGGCGCAATTGACGAATGTCGTCAAGAACTTGAGCACCACTGCGACCCGTTTGAAGTTCTGTTACAACATCGTCAATCAACGCACGAGCAGCAGAGGCTTGTGCTTTTCCACCCAATGTCGCAGGCTTATCAAGTGCCAAAATTGACGATACAACATCATCACTGGCTTGCAGTACAGGCATTGCACGGATTGGATCGTATGGCGCACTAGCTTGGTCAAGAGCGCGATTGATTGCGGCGTCATCCAATCTGTCAGTGACTGCAACACCCAAGTCATTTCGCACTTGTTCTGTAATTTTTTCCAAGTTGAACTTAGACAATCGAGTGTCGATGTCGGCTGTTCCACCTATTACAGATTTCAGCTTATTGGCAACAGTCGGGTTGGATTCAGCAGGGTTTAGAGCGACACCAAGTCGCTGCCCAGCTTGCGCAGCTTCAATTTGAGGTGCAGCCTTGTAGCTTTCAGCAACACGCGCTTCTTGGACACGTTGTCTACGAGCATCAAGTGGCGCTTTGATAACGGGTGCCACTTGCTGCACCGCAGGTTTGGCAAGCGTTGCCATGTTGCCCATCATGTTCAGCGGCACACCTTGCAGACCGGTTTGAGCAAGCGCGTTTGAAATAGCGGCAGTCTGTCGCTCAGACTCAGGACTAACCTGCGGCTGAAAGAACTGCTGCACTTTGCGGCCAGTTTGCTCACCAGCTTTAATGCCCTGCTGTGTACCAAATTGGCCGCTGGTCAACGCCCCGTATATCTTTGCACCCTCTACGATAGGGGCTGTGATTGCGCTGGTTCCCAGTGTGACAGCCGTTTCCAGCGGAGCCATCAATTTACCAAAGAAACCCGACTCGGGGCGTTCCGGTGCAGCGGTGGACGCAGGTGCTTGAACATCAGAGCCGGGGATTTGACTAGCAAGTCCACCACCACTCGATTGCTGCAAGCGCAATCGTGCGCTTGCCATCGCCAATGCTCGCTGTTGCTCAAGGGTCATTTCGGCTGCCATAGTTTCCGCTCCTCGGGTGTCATCACGTTCCAAAGCGAAGAATCAACACCCTTAGGTGCCGGAATGTTAGCCGCAGCAGCAGGCCCAGTTGAGCCAGTAAGAGAAGTCATCGCCGCATCCATTTTAGGCGTCCACGCCTTACCTGCGCGAATTTTTGCGTCTTGAATCAAACTGGTCATGCGGGCTTGCTTGGCTTCACGGTTGCCCGTGTCGTCAGTGTACGATGGAATGTACGCTTCAAATGCGCCCTGCAACTGCTCCTTGTTGTACGCAGCACCGGTTGCTAAGTACAACAGCGCATCCAAAGCATCACGTTGAGCGCCGTTAACGATTTGACGATTTGTGCTTCGAGCCACGTTGGCCGCACCCTCAAGTCCACTTGATTTGAACGCCGCTTCAATGGCACCGGGAGCCAATGCCTTCGGGTCTTTCTTTGTAATCTTACCGATTTCGTCGGCAGCATTGAGCACACGCGCAATGTTGTACGAGGCTTGTTGTTCAGACACGGAAATGTCTTTGTTCTTGGGTGCACCCTTTACAGGAGAACCGGGAGCAACAGGGGCAACAGGTGCTGGTTGATCCAGCACACTGGTCATACCGGGAATAACTTGCGTTGCTGGTGCTGGCATCCGTGGACCGGGCATACCGGCACCCGGTGCTGTTGGAGCAGCCGCAGGTGCTGTTGGAGTAGCACCACCCATCGTGACAGGAATTGCCTGCAATGTGCGTTTGTTGATGCCGACAAATGAACCATCTTCAGTTTGTTGCAATTCAAAACCGGGATTGGCCTTTTCAAACGCAAACTTCTGCTGCGCCAAACTCAACTGACCTTGTGATGTACGAAGCTGACTGCGACTGATGTCAAGGCGCTCGGCTTCACCGGGAGCCATCTGTTTGATGAACTCACTGCCTGGCACAACGGTAGCCTCGCCACCAAGTCCTGGTCTTGACATGACACGGCCACCAGTGCCTGTGTCTTGAGCAAAAGTGGTTGGCTTGTTCAACTCCATGAACTTTTCAGCACCCAGTTGTGCTTTTTGCACAAACGCGGCAAAACGGGCGGGGTCTTGGGCAGCGTCTATGATCTGCTGACGACCCATCTGCTCAGTAATTCCAAATGCTTGCAGCCGCTTTTTGATCACTGGGTCTCTGTGCGTGGCATCGTGAATTGCCATAGCATCTTCGGGTGTGCGAACACTTCCCCAAAAATTGCGAATCTGTTTCATCGACGTGTCAAACAACTCGTTTTCTGCTTTTTGCATCGCCAGCGGCTGCGCAGAAATCTCACCTTGAGTTTTTTGCTGCGTGAGTCTTTGAGTTTTGCGATCTTCTATTGCTTTGACAAAAGCAGAGTACGCAGGAATGTCGCCCGATTTCAACAGTGCATTTGCAATGGCTGTTTCATCAGACCCGGCTCCAGCAAGCGCGTTTGTTCGGGCAATGTCACGAGCCTCTCCACGCTGTGCTGCACCAAGTTGGTACTGAGCAAGGGCGTTTTGGTTCCCCGCTTGTTGGATCGCCATGACACGACCGTACTGAGCCAGCGGGTCTTGCAGTTCAACACCTCGCGTCGATAGTGCAATGTTAGGGTTCACGAGTGACATATTTAATCCTTAGGGTGCCCAAGTTCCGCCTTGTGACCAATCGCCGCCGCCTCCGCCGCCCCAAGAAGGAGCCATTGTGGGCATAAAATTGGTACTACTACCGCCGCCGCTAGACGATGGAAACATTCGGTTAAGCATTTGGCCTTGCATGTACATGTTGCTTGCACCGCCAAGAGCGCCAGTCAATGCATTGGATTGCCCTACGTAACCTGATGCGCGAGCTTGACCAGCAGCACCGATTGCTTGTCCTGCACCTGTCGCATAGTTTTGCCCCGCAGAGGCCAACTGGTTAGTTGACGTTTGCCCAACACCAGCCAACGATTGCAACGGGTTTAACCTACGGTCGCGTTCAATTCCGTAACGGTTAAATGCGTTCTGGTATTCCTGTGACGCCAAGTCTTGACCAAATCGCTGGATACCCTTCATGGCAGCGCCTGACAACAAGCCGCCACGGGCAGCAGCGGACCGTTCTAGTCCTTTCATACCTTCAGACATGCGGAAAGCATAGCCGGGGTCTTGTTGAAACTGGGCCATGCCAAAGTTTTGGTACTCGGTCAACGGAACCAGTTTGCTCAGTGCGTTGACACCCGCCTCACGAAATGGTGCTTGCAACTCAATGTTGCGCTCAAACATTTCTTTTTGGATTTCAGCAGCGCGGTCTGCTGCTGCTGCTTGCGTGGACGCTGCTTTTTTGGCACCCTGCCCAGCAATAGCGCCACCAAGGATTGCGGCACCGCCGCCAATAAGGGCTGCTGTTACAAAACTCATGGTTTCACCTCAATCTGCTGGTTTTTGACTTTATTGCCAATGGTAAACATCGAATTTGGATCGTCTTCCACTAACTCTGATTCTACTTCTTCAACCGTGTTTGACTCAACTCTGTGAAAAGTCATGCACAGCGCGTCTGTTTCTGCATACACGGCGCGTTTGGTTCCGGGGCTGCTGCACAGCAGCATTGGCCCAGTAATGGTCTGAACCCCATCGTCCGTGGTCACTTTGACAGTGCCCGAAACGATCATGTAGAAATGCTCTTTTTTGTGGACTTTGCCCACAATTAGGCATCCAGCAGGACGCCACACTTGACGGCAGTACATGCCGCCATGAAACACATGTTCCGTTGGCGGCTCGTATTGAGGGTGCTTAGAGATCTCGTCTTGCAACGCTGCAACACGCTCCGCAAGCGTTTGCGGTTTTGCAACAGCGAACCCCTCACCGTAAGTGACTGTCATTTGCATCAGGTCACCTCGCGGCCAGAAACCCGCATGTTGATGGCGGTGGCGGTTCCAGCGATTGTACTGATGAAGTCGCCAGGGTTCAAAACCTGCCCGACCAACTCGGGGAACGTGTAGACCTCGGACGGCTGAAGCGTTTTGGTCTTGGTGATCAGGTTGCTGTTGCCAGCAGAACCAGACACAGTGACCAAGTTGACCGAGATCGTGGCAGCACTGGCGCTGTAATTGGTCGCAGTGAACTTGTCGATGATCGTGGTCACGCCGGTTGCGGTGTACTGGGTTGTCTGACTGTTTGCAACATCTTTTGATGGCACAAGGTTTTTGACGGTGACTGTCATTGGATACCCCCGATATTGTTTGAGACTGTGAGAATGATAGACGGGATGCCGGGGACAGGTGCAGCCGCAGGCACGGAAAGAAGTTCAACACTTAGGCTGGTCGTTGAAAACATCATCTCAACGTAGTCGCCAGCGTTGAGGTCGAAAAAGTAGTTCAGTGACGAAAATATCTCAGCGTCATTGCCCTGAATCCTGATCTGGCTGGCGCTGTCTGGCACGTCTGTGCCGTTGAGTCGAAACCAGAAGTAGAACTCGGCTGTGCCGCCTGTAGTCTTGTCCAACTGAAACGAGGTGTCAAAGTTGTAGATGCCCGGTGTGTCCACGTACACCCTTGATGTCGGGGTGCCAAGATACACGCCATTGCTCAAGTCAGTGGTGTTGAACGTGATCGCCTTGGCCGTGTTGATCGTTGTCGCAGTCTGGGTCGTGGTGTCGTAGAACGATCCGTACCGTGAACGCTCAAACTGGCGCGGAGGCGGGGTCACTTGAAGACCCTCAATCTGCTTTTGCAACTCGGCTGTCAGTTCGGTGCAAGGGCACTCAATTTGCTTTTTCAACCCGTCGATCTGTTTTTGCAATTCGGCGATTTGGTCAAGTGCGCTTTCCTGACTTGGCTGTGTCTTGAGCGAATTAATGCTGATGACGATCTCGCCAAAGTCTTCTTGGGTGGGCATCGGTGGCCCCACTTGCAAGTCGGTCAGCGATGCCGTGTTCTGGCCGCTGCCGGTCAACACGAACAGACTTAGGAAAAAGCGATACCACTCACGCGAGACAAGGCCGGTCTTCGGGTCCAGCAGAGGAACCCGAGGAGGCGTGATGTTGGTAAGTTGCGCGGTTGCCATTACGATGCAGTCGGACTGAGAATAAGTTCAGCGCCCATGATGGCGATCTTCACGGGGTCGGTGCCTGACAACTCGTACACCCGGTCACGCAGCTTAAGCGTCATGCCCAAGCGCCTCCAGAATGTACGGCGTCCGTAGGCACCGATCGGACCCAAAGATGTCCAGTGCTCGTTAGACCATGTGTGCCCACCGTCATCGCTCCAGCGCAGCATGACCTGGGGGTCGCTGCCCTGCGTGATGGCTGTTTGCTGTTCCGCAATAAGTTTGTCACCAGCTTCGGTGACTAAATAATCACCTTCTTGAGTTTGCAGGTAAATTGTTTCAGCAATCATGCTGCCTGTTAAACCAACACCTGCTTCACAGTTAAGCTGAAGGCTGTGCTGCGCAGTGCGCTTAAAGTTGTTCTGACCCGTAGGCAGTGCCCGCCATGTGCGATACCACTTTTGAATCTGGCCGTTGTCTGAGTAATCCTCAAGATCAAAAGCGTAGATGTTGCCAGTCTGGAAGTCGCCCACCACGATCTCGTTGTTAAACGCCATCTGGCAGTTGCTGCGGTGACGGGTAAACTGCCCGTTCTCAAACCCAGCCCTCTCGTGCCATGCCTGCGTTGCCACGTCATACACCCATGTGGTGTTGGCCGATGGGAAGATCAGCACATAGAAAGCGTGACCGTCTTGCTGGTACGTGTACCCAAAGGCGTCAGTGATGTCGTTGTACTGCTGGATTTGCCACTCGACAGCGTGTGTTGAGATGCGGGTGCCCGTGTAGCCGTTGGCCCGGTAGACGATGCCCTTGCCACGGGCGTCAGAACCCAGCCAGAACACGCCATTGTCGAGTTTGGCAAGCGAGTAGGGGGAGATGCAGCCAATCTCGTTGAAAGCGCCTTGGATGCGCTGCAACGGGAAGTCTGCCGTACCGGCGTTGTACCAAACCTCAACCGAGTTGGTGCCCAGCACCCACACCTCACGGTGGTCAACGATCAAGGCGGTTATGTCGTCAGGCGCACCTTCGGCGCTCACAAAGTCCAGCGGGTCCACGGACAGGCCGTCCAGCAGGCTGGTGATCCAAAGGCGCTGGCTGTTTGGCTCGTTGAACACAAAGTAGCCGTCCAGATAGCCCACGCTCACTGCGCCGGGAAAGTCCGGGTCGGTGATCTGCTGGAACACGTTGGTCGTGTTGTTGTAGATGTAGCTTGGCCCGTTGGCTGCAATGAACACTTGGTTTCCATTGTCAGCGATGCTCACGGGGCCAGTGCCTGCCACGGTGCCCAGCAAGGTGGGAACGTAGTTTGTGTCGATCTTGAAGAACTGGTTGCCCGATACAACAAAGGCCGTGGTGCTGTCAGGCGCAAAATCCCACAGGCCACGGATTGGACCGTTGCCGATTGACGCCAGCAGGCGCAGCCCTGGCGCACGGTTCAGAAACGCAGGCTCTAGTCCACCCTCGGGGATGACCTCGGGGAACAGGTTGACCATGCGGGCATCCGCAGCGTTGATGCTGCGGGTGACGTAGGATGAACCGAGGATGGGCGTCTTCATCAGTAGTTTCCAGCGTAGATGTTGAAACGCTGACGATTTGACACCAGTGCGTAGGGCATGGACATCACATCGTATGGGTTGTTAATGCGCTTGAGGTTGCGCTTGCTGGTCATGGCGATGCGCTGCACCTGCGGGCTTGGCTCCACGCCAAACTCAGGTGCAATCTCCATTGCCAAGTTGTAGGCAAAGGCCCGCATGTAACCTGGGGGAAAGAACAACTCGGTTGCCAGCAAGGCAGGTTGTGTCAATTCTTGCACCGAGATGAAGTGCCACTCCAGCAACTGCGTTGGCCGGGGGTAGATGTACATCTCCACGTTGGGGAACGTGTTGTTGATGAAGATCACCTGCGGGAAGGTCGATGTCGATGTCTTGACAGCAATCCCGTTGTACTGGTCTTGGTTGATGATTTTGATGCCATACGACACGCCACTGGGGGCACGGAAGTAGGTGCCATCATCAAGCTGGATTGGGCGGTTGCCCACAAAGTCACCAGAGGGGCCAAGGGTCTGTTTAATCTGGCCCACGGGCCAGTTGAACACTTGGTCTTGGGTGCAGAACACAGACAGACGCTCGGTGTTCCACGAGTCGATCATCTGGTTCATTGCAGTCAAGGCATCCTGACTGGTAGCCGCTGACGCCGTTTCACCTTCGGCAAGAATACCAAGCAGCCTGAGTGCTCGGTTGATCTGGTCGCCCGCGGTATAAGCCATGTTATTTCCCTTCGGATTCGTCGCTTGCCGAAGTCAAAAACGATGGGACTTCGTTGGGCTGTTCGACAGGTTGATCGGTCACTTTGCGAGTGTACTTGCGTTTTGGCGCTTCGACTACCGGCTCAGATGCCACCTCGACAGGTGTGTCAGGATTGTACCGTGTCCAGCCGTTTTTTTCATCCATCTCAATTTCAGCCTCGTTGGTAGCAACTTTGGCACCAAACTCAGGGTGTACGAGGACAATGTTCATTCAAATCTCCATGTGAAAACGGGGCCGAAGCCCCGTTTTACCAGTTGCTCAAGAATTAAGCAACGCGATAGATTGAGTACGCTGCGTCACCTGTTTTGCGGAAACGGAACGTACCAGATGTGTTGCTGGTTTTGGTCAGCGAATCTTGGATCGTGTCGTTACCAACAAGGGTGTTGCCCGTGCCAGCGGTGAAGACCACATCGTTTGCTGCATTGTCACCAAGGTTGATGAAAGCGCAGTCAAATGTTGAGCCAACTTTAAGGCTAGGGAACGCAGCGTCAAGCAATGCGCCTGTGGGGAATACATAGGCTCCAGCGTCTGTGCCGCCTGAGTCCATGGTACACACACCAGCAGCCAAATTGTCTGCTGTGATGGTGACAGCCGCGCCAGTCAATGCAACGGGTGCGCTGGTGTTGGAAAAACTGATTTCGCCAAGATTGCCGTCACCAACTTGGTAACCGCCTGCGCCGTTTGGGAGTGCCATGATAATTTCCTTTTAAAGTGGTTTGAAAGCAGGGGCCGAAGCCCCCGGTTCGATTTAGCCGAAAATGCGGCAAGCCATTTGTGGACGGATGGTGTTGAAACCATACAAAACGTCAACACGGCAAGGCATACGGTCGTTGTTGATGTCGTACTGACGAACAACACGCAGGCTGATACCGTTGTGAACGGCACGGCTTGCCATGTCAACGCCTTGTGGCAGCAACAGGTCAGCAGTGGCGAACGCGATGGCATCCTTGTGGTACACCAAGTTCTGGGGGAACGAACCACTAGCGGCACCAACGAAGATCACAGCCTTGCCAGTCAAAGGCAAACTGACCATCGTGCACAGGGCGTTACTGGCCGAGTACATTGGGGCAACAGTCACAGTAGCTGTGGTAGTGCTGGTGGAGGACGAGATCGCCACGAACTGGAACAACGAACCTGTGGACTCACGAGTCTGTGGATTGGCTGCAAAGCAGTCAGCGATTGTGAACACGTCACCGGGGTTGATGGTTTCACCAGAACCGACAGTCAATGTCAGAGTGGTTGCGCCTTCAGCAGTCACGCTGGCACCAGTGGTGTTGCCAGTAGCAGCACGGGTGCCGCAAGTGTGGACCTTGATCGACTGGCTCATGTTGACTTCTTCGTAGCCCAACACTTGCTCACCCATCATGCCGTTCTTGAACTGGCGCGAGATGACATCTGTGGGGTTGAAGAAACCAGACAGGCCGTTCACCAAAGCAGCGTTAGCGGCAGGGTTCACGGTAGCGTAGCGAGGCGACATGGTGGCGGCGTTCTCGTTCAGCTTCTGCTGGGCTTGCAACAGCACTAGGGCGGTCGATGGGGCATTGCCGGGGGAGCCGACAGAGTTACCGACCAGCTTGTATGCGTTGGCAACGTCAGCGTCCACGGTAGAGGCCAACTGGCTGATACGTGGCTTCAAGACACGCTCTGCGAAGTCGTCCATCTGCATGGTCAATTCAGCGGATGTGAAGTTGATGCCGATGTGCTTTTGGCTGGAAACAGTCAAAGTGGTGAACTGTTCGTTGTCGTCCTGAACTTGCAGGGCGGCACCGTCAGTGACCAAAGCACGGTCGGGCAAACGGATACGCAGTGTGGAACCGATCTTGGCACCTGAGACAGCGAAGCTGTCGTCGTACTGACGGTTCACGTTGCGGGTGATCACCAAGTTGTTCTCGAGGATTTCGAGCGACTTGCGGGTGATCATGTCAATGGTAAGGATCGAATTGCTCATGATGATGATTTCCTATTTAGCGGTTGCGGGTTGCCCGTGCTTTGTCGATTTGTCTTTGGCGCTCGGCAGCAATCCAGTCCGATACATTCAGTGTCTTGGTAGACCGAGGATCGGTGGTGTCAGTGACACCTGGATTGGTTGCTCGTGCGGTTACCGGACGAATCGGGTCAGGCGCGGACGATGTTTTCTTTTGGAAAGGCTCGGCAGTTAATTTAGCCTCAACTTTTCCAATCTCACGCGCTTGCAACAGTGGCGACAAGCGAGAAATGCGTTCAGCTTCCTTGGGGTTGCTGCCCAGCCAATAGGCCAGATCAGGTCCAAGGTCAGACGCTTTGATGGTTTCGGCCATCGCATCGGTGACTCGAAGATTCGGGTTATACGCAACTTGGTCAAAGTCATCGTATTTAGACCGGGCTTCTTCCTCACGCTCTGCAAAGGTTTCCTCAATCTCAGCGCGTTGATTCTGGATTTCCCGATGTTGGACCAGCTTTTCAGCTTCGGCACGGATGAAATCACCGTATGCCTGTGGGCTGTCAAATTGATCTGCTGTCGGAATATCCGTTGGCATTGCTGGCACGGGTGCCTGCTTTGCCTGCTGCTCACGTTCCCATTTGCGCTGTTCTCTTGCGAGGCGCTTGCCAATCATCGCGTCGATTTCAGCCTGCGAGTACTTCTTTTCCTCTTGGGTGCTACCGTCTTGATTCTCAGCTACTACCGGCGCATTTTGTGCATTGTCCGTGGTGGCCGTCACCTCGGGTGCTTGCGCGGAGTCAACTTCCGCTAAGGCTTGGACTTCATCAGTCATTTTTAACTCGTGTGAGTTCCCGGTGAACCTCACCGGTACGGTTGGGTTATCTTACAGCAGATTACTCTGGCTGTGCAACATTGGTTTGCAATGCTTTGTATGCGGCCACAACGTCAGCAGTGTGCATGGCAGCGCAGATGGCTTGCACTTTGGCATCTTCGGCGCTGTAATCATCGCCGGGGGCGACAACATGGCGGTGGAACCTGCTGCTGATTTCAACGCCGTCTTCTTTGATGACGGTTTTGGTACGAACTTGGACCGAATTGTTTTTGAGTGTTTCAATCAGATCAACAAAAGTAATTTTTTCAAAAGACATGATATTTCCTTGGTTTGATGAATTATGGATTGGGGGTAGGATAGTCCGGCACTTGATAAGTACCACTAAATCCAATAATTAAATCTCCACTAGACCAATTGGTGGCAGCGTTTGTGCCAAAAATTGTGGCAGCTATGGAGTTGTCACCTATTTTTAAAAAATGGGGAGTTGCAAGACCATAGTCAACACCATTCAAAGTAAATGTCCCCGCAGGGAAATAAGATGTAATTCCATCCGTTTTTGAATAAAAAGGCAAATTGCCTATAACATAACTTCCCGATGCGCTAGATGTTGACCCAGTTACTTGCACATACACTTCAATATAAACAGTCTGACCTTTTCTAACCCAAGAACCAACAGCCGTAGTTGCTGTGATCGGAGTTGAGCCTTTTAAAATAGTGGGGGTAAACGTACCATCGCCGTCACCATAAGTAATAGAGATGTTGTTTTTCACGCTACCTGATTGAAATGCGCCGCCTGCTGCGGTAACGTAATCATTGATACTAACAACATTTGAACCCGCTTGGGTGTCCAAATACACATAGGTAAAAAGTTGATTACCAATAAAAGTCAAGGACTTTTGTGCATACAAGGCTTTAATAGGCAAATCAACACTATTGCCAATAAAAGTTGTAGGTGTGTATTTGATACCATCTACAAATATGACAAAGAAATATCCGACCTGACCAACATCTACTTCTGCCTGACTATTAGAAATAGTTACCAGCCCGGCATTTGGAGTTAAGGTAATAAGTCCGGTATTTGCAGTTGATCCAAGTTGTCCATAAAACGCCAACGAATCAATTTTTATCCAGTTTGAATAATTTACAAAAACGCCTGGGCCTGTCGTAGAACAAAGACCATTTCGTATTTCTGAATACGCAATGTTGATGCAGTTTAAATAGATGCCAGTGTCGCAAACATCTATGATGAATTTTTCTACAATCCATCCATCAACATTACCCGCTGTTTGGCTAAAGCCACCACCAAATGAAACACCGTATTTGCATTTTTGAATGCTGAAATTTGAGATGTAATTTCTTTGGCTGTTTGCATCAATCTTTGTTGCTTCATTTGTGGCGATGTTTATAGCTCGAAGTTCAGAAGAACTGCCGTAAGTCCAATCACCAAGGAAGCTGATGCTATCCCAAATAACGGCCCAAGTGTTGTAACACTCCACCATGTAAATGGTAGAGGCTGAGTTACCAGCCCATAACAGGGTTGCGCCTTTTTGAGTGGCAGGACTACTTGGATAAAAACTTGCAGTCCCCTCGCCTTGGTATCGAATGTTTGACTTTAAAGTCAGTGTCGATGTAATTTTGTATGTTCGTGCGGGAAAATAAACCTGACCACCACCATTTGCATAGGCTGCATTAATTGCTGCTTGAATAGCCGCAGTGTCATCAGTTGTACCATTTCCAACAGCGCCAAAATCAAGAACATTGAATGGCGCCCCACTCACCATTGAATAAGATACTTTTGTTAAAGACATTGCAATCTTTCTTCAATTGATTAGGTAAGAGCCAGAAATTACCATGTAGCCAACATTCGTATCCATCGTCACTCCAGTTAATCCACTAGCAGTTACTTGTTGCAACAAATCAATGTAAGTGTTGCTTCCCGCGTTAATTGCTACAAGCTCACCAAGATAGGTCAGTGTTTCCGCAATAATTGGATATGCGGCTCGGTAATTTCCATTGGTGATGGCGAATGGCAAACCTTGAATTTGAATGTTGCCTGTGCCTGTATGTGCAGACCAACCAAGAATTGCTGAGAACGTGACCATATTGCCCATTTTGGTATAGAAACCACTTTGAGTACTGTATGTTCCTGTTCCCGCTGTGGTTTTGCCAACAACTATTGGTGTCCAAGTACCTTCCTCATAGTCAGCCAGCAACTCGCTTGTACCTGTGCCCGGTGTGGCAGAAAAGTCAATGCCTTTGCCCGAGGTGCCGATGACGAGGTTGCCGTCAGATAGGGTTTGATTGCCAGTAAACGACTGCGCAGCATCGGTGCGGGCGGCTGTAAAACTAGCGTCAGGAACAGTCATGACACGAGTTGTGCCAGCGCCGGGGCCAGTAACTTGCAAAATACCGCTTGTTGCGTTAGATCGTACATTTTTAACGGTTAGATCATCCACAGCAACTTTTTCAGTTACTCCACCTTGCACAATCGGCAACACCTCAGTCCCCGCAAGCGGGGTTGTTGCTGCTGGGAGTGCTGAAATTTTGGTGTCTGCCATGATTGTTCCTTAAACGTAGTTGACTTCAATTGAAGAATTAAGTGGGGGTGCTTCTGAGAATGTAAGAACAGCGCCAGCAATACTGTACGTGTTTTTCTGCTGGTACACCCCGTTGATGTACACGTTGGTTGAGTTTTCACCTGCGGGTGCGCTTGCCAGCGTAAATGCAACAGTAGAGCCGTTACCAGTAAAGTTGGCAATGATTGCAGTGGCGTTAAAACTGCTGCCCACGTTGTCATACGTGGCAATCAAAACACCTGCGCTGGTTTCAAGCACAAACTTGTACAACCTAATCGCATTCCAAATTTCACCACCGGAAGGCACACGACCACCCGAGTTCAGAATGATTGGGTTGGTGTGGGCGGTGTTGCCAGATGACGAGGTATAGGTAGCCAGCGGTGTCGATGTGCCAGCCTCGTAGGTGTAAATCTTGCCACCGGACAGCGGGTTGCCGTTGTTGTCAAAAAACTGAGCACCAACGCCGCCAAAAATTGAAAGTGATACAGCGGGCATGTGTTACTCCAAAAGGATCAGACCGCCATCCTCTTGCACGAGGTTGTCGCCGTCTTCTGCTAAAAGGTTGCTTTGTGCCTGTTCGCTGCCGCGACCGCCGAACAGCGAAATAATGCCACCCAGCCCAATGCCAACAGCGTTGCGAACAGCAAGGAAGCTCATTTTGTGTTCATGGGTTTGCAGTACACCACGCCAGCAGACGAGATCTGGATGGCACTTACGCGCCATAGACCGCTGGTGCTGATTGCCACTTTGAACGGGATGGGTGTAAATGCGGGGATCGGTGTGCTGGCAGTGGTTGCCACAGCGCCTTCGCCGACTTCAATGTAGCAAGGTTCTGTGGACCAGACCATGACGCCTTCAGGACCAGCGGGCCAGCCAGATGTGTTGGCCGCTGTGCCTGTGAAAGAGGCAGTTTGAGCCGGGAAATTGGCTTTGGTGAGGGGATTGAGAAGTTCCAAAATAGGCTCCTTGTTGGGTGAATTATGCCAAGAACTTGAGCTTGTACAAAGTGCTTAAATACAAGCCGACGATTTCATCAATGATGTTCTGGATCGGGGTGTCGGTTTTGCTCACCACCTCGTACCGCATATCCTCAATGTCTTTGAGGGACTGCTCCAAAAACTCAATGATGTTCGTGGTTTTCTTGGCACTCATCAAGCTGATGGGTCCAATTAGACCATGACGGCCTTGATACGCCTCGGCAAACTTGTCGGCCAAGTCGATCACTTCGTCGTAGAACGTGTTCAGCGCCGAGTGCTTGGAGAAGCTGCGGGTGTTCAGGTGAACCGAGTGGGCCACGTCGCGGGCCAAGAACAGTTCGCCTACAAAATCAGCGCATTTCATTCATCTCTCCTTGAGGTGGCATCATTTCAGGCTGCATCTCTGGCTGCATCTCAGGCATCTGACGCTGCTCATTCATCATGACCATATTGTCGTTGCTCTCCATCGCAGCAGCCACAACGCCCATGGCGATGTCTTGAATTTGCTGCTCACTCATGCCAGCCTGCACGGCGCTGATGCGCTTAGTCTCGGCATCAAATGCTTTGATCTGGTTGGCCTGTTCTTTGATCTCCAAGTCACGGACTTCCATGCTTTGGTTGACGTTTTGCAACATCTGGAACATGTTCTCCATCTCAGCCTGCATGGCCTGCATCTGCTGGTTGGCAGCGGCCAAGGCTGGATCGTCATCATCGGCCAGCACTTTGGGGTCGATGGTTTTCTTGAACCGCTTGGCAAGGTCTTGGGCACCGGGCCAGTCCATGTTCTTGACAAACAGGTCGCCAGCCACTTGCCACAACTGTGGGTTGCCTTGCAGCAACTGGGCCATGCTCTCCAAAGCCTCTTGACGCTTGGTGGCGTAGCCAGGACCGGTAATCACGCGCACATCGTACTTGCCAACGCCGGGGTTGTAGATCTTCTCGATCAACACGCCTTCTTGGTCCACAATCCGCTTGACCGGCTCTTGCTGCCCTGGGTTCATCTTGACGGTCGATGGCTCACCATCTTCGCCAATGATGCGGGCGATGCGCTCGGTGTCGTAAATCTTGGGGATCAGGTCCACGAGTTGACGGCCAATGTGACGGATCGCACGGGCCAAGTTGTCAACGTAGTGGTAGGTGCCGATGTCGCCCTCACGCTGACGCGCAAGAATGGCTTTACCGCTGCGTTCGTTGCTGGTCATCCCCAGCGAGGCGTTGTACTGACCGGTGGCCGACTTGATGTCCTCGGCAGCACCCGCCTTAGCTTGCAGCAGGCCGCTGGAGGCCATCGGAGGCTGTGCCCGCTGGGGTAGTGGCAACACAGCGCCTTGACCGTCTGTAACGTCAGGATTGACCTCAAGGTAAGGCCAGTTGTTCGTGTTGGCAGTCTTCCACTGCTGCTCGTAACCCTCAAACTGACCGCCATACCCGATGAATGGGGCTTTGGGGGCCAGCGCCAGCATCTCAGCTTCCTGCGACACCCAGTAGTTGTACATGCGCTGGGCATCCTTGGCGTTGCGCACCAAGCCCGACACGTACATCTGGCCGTCAACCTCGAACTCGTTGCCGACCACGCGCACCACAGGGATGTAGGAGCCAGCCCAGTCGCGTTCTTCAAGGATGTCGTAGCCGTTGATCTTGCACCACTTGACCTTTTTGCGGTCAGCTTCGCGGGTGCGGATCGGCTTGCCGAACATCTCACGCAGCATCTTGTCCTCGGGCGTACCGCTGAACGCAGTCTGGTTGCCAGGGTACAGGTTGAGCGTGTGCTTTTCGTACTCGATGTAGAAGTACTCGGCGATGCGGATGGTGTTCTCACCAATCCACTGGGCGATGGACTGATCGCCCACGCCAAGGCTCATCAAGGTGCTGATAGGCGCTGCATCGGGGTACAGACGCTCGTACTCTGCTTTGGGAATGTCTTCCGTGATGAAGCACCAGCGGGCATCTGCGCCTGCGGGGTCTTGGATCAAGGGGTCCATGTAGACGCTGAAGCTGTTGCGGATGCGCCCGATCTTGATGTCTTGATCAAACGACTTGTCATCGCAATACTCGGTCAACACCCGAATGTAGCCTTCGCCGTAAGACACTTGGTTCTCGCAGGCGGTGTCGTAGGCCACGTCAGCGTCCGAGATGTACTCGATGTGGCGAATCACGCCGTTGAACACGTCTGCCATGTCCACATCGGCCTTGTCGTCAGCCGGGATCACCTTGATGCCAGGGCGGTTCATGCGCTGCTCGTTCGTCACTTGGTGAACGTGCTGCGGCAGCTTGTTGATGGTCAGGCAGGGGCGGGCATTGATCGTTTGGCCTTGCAAAGAGCCACGGGTCTGAAGCACATCAGCGGGCCACTGCCACTGGTTGTCTGGAGAGCCAGCATAGAACCGCAAATCGTCAAGTTCGTCTTCGCGTGTCTCGGAAAACGCAGTCATTGCTGTGTTCAAACGTGAACGGGCAACGGTCAGAATTTCCTCGGAACCGCCTTTTGACGGGTTCGGTCCGTTTTTTGCCACATTTGCTGCGGCTACGATTCCGGTGGTGTCTTTCATGCGTCAAATACTCCGAGGGTGTGTGATTCCCTCATGACCAGAAGGTTGTCACCCTCGTATTTTAGGTCTTGGCCGATGGAATCACCAAATAGCACTTTGTCGCCGACTTTCACGTCCTTGGCTTCAGGCCCAACGGAGATTACCACACCCGTGCCAGTTTGTTTCTGTCTCAAAAGGATAAACAACTCGTGTTTTTCCATGTCTGGACGCACGATCAGGCAGTCTTGCAGGGCTTGGAGGCTCATTTTTTGGTCTTCATTGTTGGTTTTTTGGCAGCTTCGCGCTTGACAGAGTAAGCAATCGCAACGGCTTGCTTTACGGGTTTACCCGCAGACACTTCGGCCTTGACGTTCTTGCGAAATGCCTCTTTTGAGGGTGACTTGACGAGTGGCATCACTTGGCCTTTTTAGCAGGTTTTGCAGTCTTGGCCGACTCCTTAAAGTCCTTGGCCGAGGGTGCACCGGCAGCGCCGGGTTTGCGCATCTTCTCGCCAGAGCCAGCCGCGATACGCTCGCGCTTGGCGTTGATGTTACTGTAAAGACCGGGTTTTGTAGCCATGATCAGCACTTCCATCTTTTGAGTGATGCCTTGGCCCGTTCTGCTGGACCTTTGGCGTTTTTGACAACCCCTTCCATGCGGGCACAGAACGAATCTTTACGGCCCTGGTCGGCCTTTGTCTTGGGGCTGGGCGCTGGCGCTTTGAGGTTGCTGCCAGTGGCTGCGTTGTACTTCTCGCGGCCCTTGGCTGTCAAGCCCGCGCCCTTGGATGCAGGCAGCTTCTCGCCACGACCGACACTGAGAGACACGTTTTTCTTGGTAGCCATCACGAACCCATCCATGAAGTTGTGGCGACACCGTTTTGAGCGTTGCGCCGGGTATTTGTTCGCTCATTGTACTCCCGATGTGCCACAGGGTACGCAAAGGTTACGGCAATGGCGTCAGCCGCATCGGGTGATGCAACTCCACGCGCTTTCATCTCCTTCTTGCCTTCCAAAAAGATGGTGCCAGCCGAGTTGGGCTTCTTCATCGGGCCGATCAGGTCGGACTTGAGCATCCTGTCCTGCGGGATGCTGGCGGTCTTGAGCCAGTCGCGCATCGCACCCCAAATCTCAGCCCGCTTGTTGCCCCACATGGTTGGGTTCTTGGCCTTCCAGCCGAAGTTGACCCCACGCACTTTGTACTTCTGCTCGGTCAATCTGTCAAGGATGCCGTAGCCCAGACCACCCTCGTCAATCACGGTCAACGCTGGCCGGTACTCCTCGATGGCGTCGATGACGTGGCCCACCACGCTCATGGTGTCCTCGCCCTTGAACCGCTTGATCGCCACGATGTCCCGCCCTTGGCGCACGGCGATCACGGTGCTGTCCATGCCGCCACGGGCCGGGTCAACGCCGATGATGATGGGCGCGGTCATGTCTTTGTACAGGGGCCGCTTGATGGCATCGTCCACGATGTGTGGCGTGATGAACTGGTCTTGGCCCGACTTGGGGAAGTCCCCGTACACCTCGACACGCGCCTCGTCCGAGTCCTCACCGTACTCGTTGATGATCTGTTGGTAGATGGTCTTGTCGGTGCCCTCGACTGTGCGGGCGTCGATCTTCTCGCTCTCCCAGAACTCCCGCTTGCTGCCGTCCACGGCCTCGTAGAAGTACCCGGTGTTGCGCCGACCGTTGCTGAACGCCAGCCAGTACCGGTCCAAGATGTTCTCTGTAAAGAAGCCCGCAGCCACGGACCAGATACTGTCTGGGATACCTGACGCCTCGTCAAAGATCACCATCATGCCGTCCATGTTGTGCACACCGGCATAGGCGTCTGGGTTCTCCTCGCTCCACAGCTTACCCTCGGCACCCCAGTACCGGGTGCCTTTACGCAGGTCACGCTCGACCAGATCAGTCAACCAGTTGGCCGGGTTCAGGCTCGTGGCCGTAGGTTCCCACCAGTGGGCGTTGAGCGCCATCGTGACCCATTTGGTCAACTCACCCCATGTGACCTTACGCAACTGGTTCTCGCTGTTGGCCGACACGATGACAGACGAGCCGATCCGAGTGGTCAGCATCCACAAGATCAACCACGACACCAGTGCTGACTTGCCCACGCCTCGCCCAGAACTTACGGCCCTGCGCATCGCGTCGATCAACTCGTCGTTGCTCATCTTCCCCCGGTTCTCTTTGATGAAGTCCCGTATCCTGCGCAGCGCCCTACGCTGCCATGTGCGAGGGGCTTTAAAGTGTTCGAGTGGGGTGTTCTTCTGCCCCCAGGGGAACAGGAACAAGACAAACGCTTCAGGGTCATCCTTCAGAGCAGGACTCCAAAGCTGACTCATCAGGGTCTGCTCATCTTCTGGGCTGTACCGGGGCTTCTGCATCAGTCGTTCTCCAGTCTTGGTGTCACGTCGATCACCTCACCCTCGATCACCCGCATCTGAGCCTGCGCCAGCGCCTCAGTGATAGAGATGGTGCCACCGAGTTCAACCTGCTTGATCTCGCCGTAGCGTTTCTTGTTGTGTGCGCTCATGAGCCACTTGCGCGTGTCGATGCGCAGCTTGTCCCTGTTCACCGTATCGTTCGATGTGGGGTCCACCGCTTCAACGCCATCGGCAATTTCTAGGATCTCGCCAGCCAAGAACTCAGTGCGCATCTCCTGCGCTTCCTTGAACCGTTCATGGCGGGTGGGTTCACGCTTGACCCAGCGCAGGAAGTCCTCATACGAGATGGCCCTGTGGTCATCCTCAATCAGCGATTGCAGGGACCGGCCACGGTAGATGTCCTCCACGACCCTCTCGAATATTTGCTCATATTCGACATGCAGCAACGCCCTTGCCTCCTTCGAGGTTCTGAGGGGTTCTGGGTCAGGCACGGACAGCCAGTTGGGCAGTTGATTTTCACTGGCGACAGCCGTGCCTACAAACGAGGTGTTCTCTTGTTTCATAGTGGCACAGATGCTATCACGGGTGGTGGAGATGTGCAACGTGGGGGCTGTGTACCCACTGGGTTTCTGATTTTTTAAAAAATTTATAGAGGATTCGTGATGCCTACGTAGCCGTGACCACTGGGCGCTCGGCCCTACCCCCTCCCCCTGATTCAAATGCACCCATGCACCCAGTGGGTCTGCACCATGACGCACCCGCACCCAATGGGAACGGCTACCCAATGGGGCAAACAACCCAGTGGGTCAGGGGTTCAGGGGTCAACCCAGCGGGTCATTGGGGCAAACCCAATGGGTCAGGGGTCATGACCCAATGGGTCAGGGAATAACCCGAGTCCTTGACCCAATGGGGCAAAACAAGACGATTTGGGGGCATTGGTGACAGATTCACCTTTCGCGCAGGCAAGGCGAAAATTAGAGTACTTTCTAAATTGCACAAGGATTAAGCAAACTACAAAACGAACCCCCAGCGACAAAAGGGCACTTTGTCACCAGTGCTCAAAGTACATACCCAATGGGTTAGGGAAAGCACCTAGAAGATATTTTCGTGTAGGCTATTGACACAAGAACCCAATGGGTTAGAATTGAGCACATCAACAACCCGTAACCTGTAACTGGAGATCATCATGACAAAGCAAGAGCAAAAGCAAATCGACCGTGCAACAGTTCAAGGACGTGGAGCATTGCTCCGCACACTGGCAATCATCCATCGTGCAGGCAGCAGCCGCACACAAAAGGATGTCGAGCTTCAAATTGAGGCAGGCAATGCTTGGGATGAGTTCACAATGGTCAATGGTGCATTGCTGCACAACAGCGAAGTCTAAAACCCAGTGGGGCGAGAGCCCCACACCCTGTAACCCGTAACTGGAGATCAAAATGCAAACTGAACAATTCGCCATCATCGTGTGGCACAACGATGACGTGAACGGCACACACCAGCGAGTGCTTACCCGTGGTCACACTGCTGACCGTGTGATGCTCGATTTCGCTAAATACTTGCAGCGCCCCGCGCACTGCCGTAGCTTCACCAGCAAAAACAAAGTGCAGCTTCATGGGCCTGATGGCTTGATTTGCGACTTGCCATCACTGGAGGGTTGATCATGAAGTGTAAGCACCAGTGGAAACGTGTTAATTGGCTGTTTCGTGTCAATGATCCTGGCAGATGTTATGAATGTATCAACTGCGGATTAAGAATCGAAACATTCAATGCACCGCATGAAGAAATCGAGAAACAACTAAAGGAACAAACCCAATGACCCGCGAAACCCTCAAAGATGCAACCCTCGCTGTCGTCATCGGCTTGGCATTGTGCGCCCTTGTGCTGCATGGCCTTGATGCTTTGTTTCTGTAACCCGTAATTGGAGATAACTCATGTACGAAACTATTCACACTTCAACAGCCGCCGGATTTGACATTGTTTTCAGCGTAACCACTGAGCACGTTGAACCCGATTGGGATTTTGAAGATGAAGCCGACAAACAGGACACACTCGACCGAATCGAACGCGGTGACCTTGTTTATTTCATTGCCCGTGTCCAAGCCTTCAAAAATGGCATTGAATTGGGCACTGACTATCTTGGCGGCTGTTGCTATGACTCATATATGCAATTTGTAGAGGCATCAGACTATTACGCTGATATGGTGGAGAACGCCATAAGCGAAGCCCGCGCAAACATCGCCAAATTGTGCGAAGCCTGATAACCCAGCCTAAAGCCCGTCCAGGGCTTTGGGGTGAGCATCTCGCTACCGTGTAACCCGTAACCAACTGTAAGGATCAATCATCATGAACGCAATTCAAACCCGCTACTTCGGCCCATCAAACATACGTGGAGCGCGTATCAAGGCCACCTGCGAAACCGGATCAATAACCATCGGCTACCCTCACGAATTGTCGGGCATGGCTTGTCATGCTTTGGCCGCGAAGGCTTTGGTCAAAAAGTTAGGCTGGACAGATTCGCACTATGGCGAGTTGCTTGGGGGTCAACTCAAAAACAACGATTACGTGTTTGTCTTCAACAATGACGCATCGAAAACCTAAGGGGTACACCATGAAAACCGATTTCAAAGTCTACCCTCGCAAAATTCACGTTTACTGCAAAGGGGCACCCAAGACAGCCCCGCATTTGTCGCAGTTTTACGCGTGGTCAACGAACGCCTATAAAACGTGCCGCGATGCCGTGGCTGCTGCAAAGGCGCTGCATCCTTCCCAAGATTTCACCGCATCATTTGCAAAGGATTGAACCATGATTGATTTATCCAAACTCGACCCCTCGGAAGCCGAACGCATCGCCCATGCCGAGGGCTTCACAGGGGTAGCTGCCCTGTATTCCCGTCTGTCCGATGCTGAGCACTTAGCCAGTGTTCAAGCTGACCAACTCGAAAACATGAGGGACACGCTTTATCAGTGCCTCCCGTTCTTTGAAGACTGGAAGGACGAAGACGGGGTTTATAAGCCCAAAACCATGCAATTCATGATTCGCATAATCCGCAAGTCACTTGGGGAGAAGCCCGATTGATCACAGCACTCCTGATCGCCGTGGGGGTGGCCGTGGCTATCCCCCTACTTGAACGCTTTTTCGACCTGTAACCCTTAACCCACCAGCCCCTGACACCCCGTCAGGGGCTTTTTTTGACCCAACCCATAGGACACCCCTAACCATGACACAAACCGCCCCCAAACAACCCAAAACCCCCATCCCCGGCACTGTCGCAGCACTCGCCCGAGACACTGCCCAACGGCTCGGGCTTGATGAACCCCGTGCCGCTGAGTATTTCGGTGTGCCCGTCTACACTTGGCGCAAATGGTCAACGGGTGAACGTGAACCAGGGGCAGCGGTGGCCCGTTTGCTTGAAGTCTTGGGCATGATCGAAGCCCTAGCCCCCGACCTCCATCATTCGTTTCTGCCCCGTTTGACCGTTCGGCCTACTCGGGGTAGACGTGCTACCCCCTCCCCCGCCCATAATTCGGTCATGTCAGAAAATCCCGTTTGAAGGAGTCAACCATCAAAACAAAAAAGCCCGGTCAATCCGGGCCTTTGTCATTCGTCCATGTCCGGGGTGTACCCCTTGACCAGTTTTCGCTCGTACCCCTTGGCCGTGGCGTGGCGGTAGATGTAATCAGCGTGGCGCTGCTTGGCCTTGATGACCGTCTGCCGGTAGTCCTTGAACATCTCAGGCAGCGTAGGGTTGATGGCCCAGGTGACTTTCCTTTTGTGCAGTTCACTCTCGATCTGCACCGCCCAACCAGCCTGCTCGATGACCAACATGGCGTCCATGATCGCCTGATCTTTCTGCCAGTCGGTCTTACCCTCCAGTGGCCTGCGGGCCGACCGTTTGAGGCTGCGCAGGTCAACGGTGTGCACCTCCCCGCTAATCTGCACAATGTAGTCAATCACCCACTGATCGAACGTGTCGGTGATGACCCCACCCACCTCGCCCAGTGCGTAGCGGTAAGCCGGGATGATGTACCCCCGCACCAGACTGACGACCCTGTGGACAACATCGACCGACACCACGGGGTTGAAGGGTGACTCGATGACGTGGAACATGAGAATCAGACGGCCAGCTAAACCTTCCAACTTGCCAAAAGCCGTCATGTACTCTGTGCCGCTGTCCAGCACCCGCTCGTCCTGCTTGGCCGACTCGTACCATTGCTGGAAGTCCCTGAAGGCTGTGTACGCTTCTGTGGATAACTGGTACGTCTGCACGGGCAGCGCGTAGGTCAGGCGCAGGGTGTTCTCCCATGCCCCGGCGCTGCTCATGTAGTCGGGGATGGGCTGGCCCAACTTGGTCTTGCTGCCGCGCAGGATGGCGGGGATAAACCGTTGCAGCAGACCATCGGCTGACAGTGCGGCCAGATTGGCCTTGAACACTTGGGGCTGGATGTTGCCGTAGATCGACACGGCAAGGTTCTCGGCATAGATCGACCCAGCGCCCACCCGGTCCATCTCGTAGTGTTCTGACTCGTAACTGACAACCCACGCTGATCGGTCTTCACCGCTGCTCTTGTCTGTCAGCTTGCGCACCCAGCTATTCATCTCGTCGAGGTAACACAGCAGGCCACGGGGACGGTCTGCCGCTTGGCGCACCAGCTTCTGACTCGTGATGTCGCTGACCGTGATCTTCAGGGGTACGGGCTGCGTTGACAGGTCGGGCACAAGCGGTGCCTGATCCCCGCCCAGCATGGCCTCAGTAGACGATGACCATTCAAGGAATGCTTTCTTGGCGCTGGCGTGTTGGGCTTCTCTGCCCTCCCAGTCCAGCAGTTCCTTGCCGTAGCGGGGTCGATCCTCGGCCTCAATGTTTTTTAATGGCGACAGCATGGGCCGCGAGCCGGGTGACTTCTTGTCCGCTGGGTCGCCCAAAGTCATGAGCCACAGCACCGGGGGCACACGAAACCCCGGCATGAGTTCCAGCCGTGTGCGGGCGTCAATCACCCCGCAGACAGCGGCCAACCCAGCGAACAAAGGGACCAAAGGGTCACAGCCCACGCTTTCTGAAATCTCAGTGGATCGGGTCTTGAGGATGTTGGGCCACAGTGACAGGTCCATCTCGGGTGGCTTGGGCCGCAGGCCGTCCATCACGCTCAACGGCTCCATCACAGGGATGTCGATCTTGCTGAACAACTCGGACGCATCGGGCATGGGCCGGGTCCAGCCGTGGGACTTGGCGATGTGAAAGAGTGTCCCCAACTTGACAGCCGTGGCCTTGTCAGGTTTGAAGCTGATCCACTGCGTCAGAATCTCACGCTCACCGGGGTACTTTGTCTGTGCGGTAGCACTCCATTCGTTCCACAGCGCCAGCGCCTGCTCAAGCTGATCGGTCTGGGTGCCTGCCCAGTGCAGCGCCATGCCGATGCCCACCCACTCGTCACGAGTGCAGTCAGCGGGCACCGCATCGAGGGCTTGCCTGATCTCCTCCCATGAGGCATCAACCGAGCCGTCTGTGGCAATTGTGCGCTCTTTGTCCTGCGACAGCATCCCACTCCACAGGTCCAGCAGGGCTTGGGGGATGACGGGCATCCGGGTCCAATGGCCGTGGCCCGCCCAGTGATAGGGCTGGCGTGTCTCGGGGTGAATCGACGGGGGCAGCACGTCCTGCACCGTGAGGCCGCTGACCGTGGCGCAGCGCAACTCGTAGGCTGTGATGCCGCTGTGCATGATCTTCTTTGATGGCAGTGCAGCGCCGAAGGGCATCACGTACAGCAGCTTGCCGTGTCCCGGCTTACCCGAGTTGATGACCACAGCGTCAGGCGAATCGTAGAGGGCTTGCAGGTCAATGCCGTGCTCTGCCAGCAGGCTGGTGGTCACGGTCCAGTTGTCGATGTCAAGGGCCATCGTGCCGCTGTACGCATGGGCCAAGCCGATGCCGTAACCGTGGGGCAGATCGCCTTGGGCCTTGAGGGCGTTCTGTTTGAGGTTCCAACCTGGGGTGCGCGGCCCCTTGGTGTTGGCTGGGATGGGCACAAGTGACCATCCGTGTCTGATGTAGGCGTCAACAGACGCAGGATGTGATTGCACAGTCTGTGGCGCTGTCATAGAATAAGCCCGTTGGTGATTGCAGTTGCCGACTTTTTCATTGGTGTTTCTCCTTTTAAGCCCCGGTCTAACCACCGGGGCTTTTCTTTTTGCAAAATAATTTTCAAACCAGTTGCACAATCGTATCACAGTGGTGATACACTGCGTCATCGGTCAAGGAAATTATTTATGACACAAGCATCCAAATCAGCGTTCATGTCTGTACGAGTGACAGACAAGACGCGCATCAAGTTTCATGAGAAAGCACGAAAACTCGGAACCCCGAGTGAGGTGCATCGTGAAATCGTAGAGGCGTTTGTTGAAGACCGCCTCACAATTCAACCCCCTGTAATCCGTAACCCCCTGGAGAAACTTTATGTCACTCGAACTCAAGATTGAAGCCCTGACCGCTGCTGTAACTGCCCTGACTGCCAAGCTGGAGTCCAGCAATGTAGCAGCACCCGCGCCTGTTGCGCCAACACCCGCCCCTGTGGTACAAGCTGCCCCCGTTGCAGCACCTGTCACTGTGTCTGTGACCGCTGCCCCGGCCATGCCAGCCCCTCCCTCATTCGTGATGCCTGCACCAGCACCTGTTGCCAGTGGCGCACCGTTCACTGACGGCAAGGGTCTGATTGACTATGTGATGGGTGCCTACAAAGCACTCGGTCCACAAAAGGGTGCATTGATCCAAGGCGTCTTGACTGGTCTGGGTTACCAGAACATCAACGATGTGAAGCCCGAGCACTATGCTGCACTGCACACTGGCGTTGAGGGGCTGAAGTGAGCGATCACGCCAAGCTGTCCCCATCGAAGCGCAGCCGCTGGGCCTTGTGCCCCGGCAGCATTCGAGAGGAGGCCAAGTACCCTGACACCGGTAGCGGCCCCGCTGCTGCCGATGGCACACACTCGCACACGCTGCTGGAGCACTGCATCAAGAACGGCTTGTCGGACCCAATGGATCAGGTGGGGGAAACCTTTACCGATCACGAGGGTACGTTCAAGGTGGATGCTGACCGCGCTGCACGGGTCAAGTCGGCCATTGAGTACATCCGTGAGCGTTCGATGAACGGCATTTTTAAGGTCATTTCTGAGCAGAAGGTGGACCCCGAGCACCTGTTGGGTCGTGATGACTTGTCGGGCACAGTGGACTGCCAGATCATTGGTCCTGACTGGATCGAACTGATCGACTACAAAGACGGCATGGGCATCGTTAGCGCCGAAGGCAACTTGCAGCTTGAACAGTATGCCTACGGTGTGCTGGCTGGCTACAAGCTGCCCGTGAATGGTGACTATCCGTTCAAGACGGTTCGCATGACCATCATCCAGCCCAAGCTGGCGCTGCGTGGGATGCCTGCCATCACATCGCACGATGTGTCGTTGCGCTCTTTACTCGACAACATGGGTACAATCATCACGCAAGCTGCTGCCACTGACAAACCAGATGCACCGCTTGTACCGGGTGAAAGTCAATGTAAATTCTGCCGCGCTAAAGGCTCATGCAACGCGCTGGCAAGTAACGTAATGAAGGAGGTCGGGATCATGTTCCAGCCTGTCGTAACGCAAACACTCGATGTCGCGCAGCAATCTGCCGATAAAGACCCATCCACGATGGATGACGCCCAGATCGCTCAGATCATGGAAGCCGCCCCCTTGATGCGCCAACTCCTCGAAGGTGTGGAGAAGGAAGCCCTGCGCCGTCTTGAAGCTGGTCAAGTCATCCCAGGCTTGAAGCTGGTCAATGGTCGTGGCTCCCGTGCATGGGCGCTGCCTGAAGACGACATGGCCGAGAAGCTGGTCAAGATGGGCATCCCCAAGGGCGCGATCTACGAAACCAAACTCGTCACACCCGCCAAGGCTGAGAAGCTGACGTGGGAAAAGAAGGACGGCACCAAAGTTGCACTGACTGATCGTCAACTCAAGCGCATGGAGCAAGAGTATGTGGTCAAGCTGGCTGGCAAGCTGACCGTAGCCCCCGAATCTGATGGCCGTCCGGCTGTCATCACCAATGCTGCACCGTTATTCAGTGCAGTAGAAGCAGCACCCGCTGCCGAATCCCTGCCCTCGTGGCTTTCTTAAACTGGAGTAAATGTAATGTCTGAAATCATCTTTTTGTCGAACGTCCGTCTGTCCTTCCCGCATCTCGCTGAACCACAGCGTCAGATTAACGAGCAGACTGGCAAGGAACGCATCTCGTTCAATTGCGAGTTCATCATGCCGCAGGACCACCCCGGCTTCCAGCAGTTCATGGCACGTTACGGTGCCTTGGCATTGGAGAAGTGGAAGGAACACGCCCAGGCTGTCATGGGCATGATCCAGCAAGATCGCAAGACCCGTTGCTTTGGTCGTGGTGAGGAGAAGGTCAACAAGAAAACCTTCCAGCCCTACGATGGTTATGCAGGCCATGTGTTCATCACCGCAGGCCGCGACACCGCACCGCAGGTCATCCAAGCCGATGGTCAACCCATCGACCCCGCCAACACGATGGCGTATCAGCAACTGGCCCGCAAGATGTATGGTGGTTGCCGTGTTAACGCTGCCATCAAGCCTTGGCCGCAGGACAACAAACATGGCCGTGGCATCCGCTGCGACTTGATCGCTGTTCAATTTGCCGGTGACGATACTCCATTCGGTGAAGGAGCCGTTGATGCGTCTGGGATGTTTGGTGCGGTGGCGGGCGCTCCTGCTGGCATGTTTGGCGCTGCGCCTCAAGGTGCACCTGCGATGCCTACTGCGCCGTTTGGTGCTCAAGGTGGTGGCAACCCTTACAACGCTGGTGGTGCGCCTACTGGCCTGCCTTCGTTCTTCGGCCAGTAATTAAATTGGGGTGATGTGCTTGCATAATGAGGCTGCGAGTTAAATGAGGAGCTGTGGGACAGCACATCGCAAGATGGAAATGAGGAACTAGCAGCATCACCCCACCTTGTAAGGAGTAAATGTAATGAACAAAATTGAATTTGGCGACTGCCGCGACACAATGCGTCGATGGGCGAGCGATGGCGTGAAGGCGCAGATGTGCGTGACAAGCCCTCCTTACTTTGGCTTGCGCGATTACGGGCACGAAGGCCAGATCGGGCTGGAGCAAACCCCCGAGCAGTACATCTCGGCGATGGTTGAGGTGTTCCGGTGCGTGCGTGACGTGCTGGCCGACGATGGGACGCTGTGGCTGAACATCGGGGATAGCTATGCCGCCCAAGGCGGCGCACAGGTTCAAGGATCAAAGCAAACCAAAGGATCGCAGGCTGGAGCATGGAATGGAGAGACTCGCAAGCCACCACAAGGCATCAAGCCCAAAGACCTGATCGGCATCCCGTGGATGCTCGCCTTCGCCCTCCGCGCCGATGGCTGGTATTTGCGCCAAGACATCATCTGGCACAAGCCCAACCCAATGCCCGAGTCTGTACGCGACCGCTGCACCAAGGCGCACGAATACATTTTTCTGTTGTCTAAATCGGAGCGGTATTTCTTTGACAGCGAGGCTATGAAAGAGACTGCCGTTGGTAATGCCAGCGGCGCAGCAGCTTCTTTCAAGCGCAGTGGTAGTAAACGCGCCCAAGTCATTCCGAATCAGACCGTTGGCACTCACCGCGAAGACAGAGAGGATGTTGCCTACAACGAAACCCGCAACCGCCGCAGCGTCTGGACAGTCGCCACCCGGCCCTACAAGGGCGCTCACTTCGCAACCTTCCCTCCTGCACTGATTGAGCCTTGCATTTTGGCTGGATCACAGCCAGATGACATTGTGCTTGACCCATTCATGGGCAGCGGGACAACCGCCGCAGTGGCCTTGCAGCATGGTCGCCAGTACCTTGGTTGCGAGTTGAATCCTGAGTACGGGCCTTTGCAGCAAGAGCGAGTTGCAAAGATTCAATTACCGGATTGGCTTAAATGAGTAACGATTATGTCTACGATGTGGAAACCTTCCCCAACGTCTTCACGTTGGCGGTGGAACACGCAGACGCGCCGCTTCAGTGGATGTTTGAGATCAGCGATCACCGCAACGATTCGCGTGAGATCGTCGCGTTCCTTCAGTACTTGAAAGACACCGATGCCCGCATGATCGGGTTCAACAACCTTGGCTTTGATTACCCCGTGGTGCACACCCTCGTGCGCATGGGCCACAGCGATGCCAACACGCTGTACCAAAAGGCGATGGCGATCATCAACGCGCAAGACGACGATGGTGGCCGCTGGATGCACTCTGTCAAGACCTCTGACCAGTTCGTCACGCAGATCGACCTGTTCAAGATCCACCACTTTGACAACCGCGCCCGGTCCACCAGCCTCAAGGTGCTGGAGTTCAACATGCGCAGCGACACAATTGAAGACCTGCCGTTCCCTGTGGGCACTACACTGAACCGCACACAGATCGAAGTGCTCAAAGAGTACAACAAGCACGATGTGGCGCAGACCAAGGCGTTCTATCACCACACGCTTGACATGATCCACTTCCGTGAAGAACTGACGCGCAAATACGCCCGTGACTTCATGAACCACAACGACACCAAGATCGGCAAAGACTACTTCACCATGAAGCTGGAAGAAGCCGGTGTCGCCTGCTACGACTTTGGCCCCAAGGGTCGCACACCTCGGCAGACCAAGCGCCCGGTGATCGCGCTCAAGGATGCCATCTTGCCGTGGATCAACTTCGAGCATCCTGAATTTAACCGGGTGATGAACTGGCTCAAGGCTCAGACCATCACCGAAACCAAAGGGGTCTTCAATGACCTCACAGCAACAATCAATGGCTTTACTTTTGTCTTCGGCCTTGGAGGAATCCACGGCTCCATCGAGTCAGAGGTCATCGAGTCTGACGGTGAGTACGTCATCGTGGACTTGGATGTCACTTCATACTATCCAAACTTGGCAATCACGAATGGGTTTCACCCGACCCATCTCGGAAAAGAGTTTGTCAGCATCTACAAGCACCTGTTCGAGCAGCGCAAGTCGTACCCCAAGAAGTCAGCCGAATCGGCAATGCTGAAGCTGGCGCTGAACGGCGTCTACGGTGACAGCAACAACCAGTTCAGTGTGTTCTACGACCCGCTGTTCACCATGTCGATCACACTTAACGGTCAACTGCTGTTGTGCCTATTGGCCGAGGGGTTGATGCACATCCCCGGCCTGCGCATCATCCAGGTCAACACCGATGGCCTGACAGTGCGTGTGCCCCGCAGCCACAAGATGCTGGTCGATCTGGCCCGCGCTGCATGGCAGTCGCGCACCGGGTTGAACCTTGAGGAAGCCGTGTACAAGGCCATGATGGTGCGCGATGTCAACAACTACATCGGCGTGTTTGAGAACGGCAGCACCAAGCGCAAGGGTGCTTACGAGTGGGACATGGAGTGGCACCAGAACGCTGGTGGGCTGGTGATTGCCAAGGTGGCCGAGAAGGTACTGGTTGAAGGTGCTCCCATCCGCGAAACCATTGAGCAGTGGCCCGACATCATGGACTTCATGCTGCGCACCAAAGTGCCCCGGTCGAGTCACTTGGGCATCGAGCGTAACGGCGTGACATCGCAGCTTCAGAACACCACGCGCTACTACGTGGCCGAGGGTGGCGGGCAGTTGGTCAAGTACATGCCACCGCTTGCAAAGAAGCCCGAGCAGTGGCGCAAGTTTGCCGTTGAGAGTGGCTGGGGTGTGCAGCCTTGCAACGACATCAAGGACGCTGGCAAGCTGCCAGTCAATTTCGAGTATTATGTGAAAGAGGTAGAAAAACTTGTTCTCCACTTAGCATGATCAATCAATCCAAACTCCACGAAATGTTTGAGTACCGCGATGACGGAAATCTCATTCACCGACACACTGTTCAAGGTGGTAAACGCGCCGGTGAGATTGCGGGTTCCCCACATAACGCCGGTTACCGTCAAATCACAATTAGCCGCAAAAAGTATTTGATTCACCGTCTTATTTGGGTGTACCACTATGGGGAAATGCCAACACAGATTGACCACATCAATGGGCAACGATCAGACAACCGAATTGAAAACTTGCGCGAGTGTTCGTACAGCCAAAACCACGGCAACAAGCGAATGAACCGCAACAACACCAGTGGGTACAAGGGTGTGTTTTTAGACAAGCGTGATGGTTTTTGGTTTGTGTATGTGGCGCATCAATACATTGGGCGCAGTCAATCAATAGAAGAAGCTGCCGCCATGTATGACAAAGCAGCCAAGAAACATTTTGGAAAATTTGCGTTAACTAATAAGGAGATGAAATGATCAACATTACAGAAGTGACTATGGAAGAAGATGAAGCGTTTGACGCACTGGACAAACAGGTTGCTGGCAACCATTACAAGGACTTGCCGATCCAGCCAGTCGAGTACATCCACGCAAACGCAATTGGGTACTTTGAAGGCAACGTGATCAAGTACGTTTCCCGCTGGCGCAAGAAGAACGGCATTGCTGATCTGGAAAAGGCCAAGCACTACATCGAGTTATTGATCGAACTGGAGACACGCCGTGCTGGAAAAACAGATTGAATCCAAGGTCTGCGACTACGCCAAGTCCAAGGGTGTGCTGGCGTACAAGTTCACCAGCCCCGCCCGTGCCGCTGTGCCTGATCGTCTGTTCATCGGACCTGATGGGCGCATGTGGTTCTGTGAGTTCAAGCGCGAGGGTCAAGTACCTACGCCTGCGCAGTACCGGGAGCACGACAAACTCAGGAATCAGATGGTCAACGTGTTTGTGATCGACAACGTGGCCGAGGGTAAGTTGATGGTTGACGTGATGGTGATGGGATGCTGATCAAGTCTGTCAGTGATGATCAAAACGAAATCATCCAATCAATTATGAGTCTGTGCGGCATTGATCGTTTCGATGCCGATTTGACGTATGCCAACGGTGGGTTTTGGAAAAATCTTCCACAACCTGTCATGAAGTTTGACATTGACCCACAGACATTGGACACCGTTTATGCAAACAGCACAGAGTTACCGTTGCCTCAGTCATGTGTCAACTCCATCATGTTTGACCCCCCTTTTTTGACGTACATCAAACAAGGTCGAGAACACGACTCGATCATGGGTAAACGATTTAGTGGTTACTGGAAATACGATGAACTTGAATCGCATTACGCAGCTACGATTTCCGAAGCACATCGTGTATTGAATGACAAAGGCGTGTTCGTCATCAAGTGTCAAGACATCATTCACAACCACAAAATGCACTGCACTCATTTGAACATCATGAAGTGGGCTGAAGGAAAGTTTCGTTTGAAGGATTTGTTTATCCTGACAGCAAAACATCGGATACCGATTCCACCAACAGAAGGACACAAGCCCAAAGTGCAAAAACATGCGCGGATTCATCACTCGTATTTCATGGTGCTTGAAAAATGCTGACACCTGACTTACTTCACGACTACCAAAAAAAAGCCGTCAACTTTCAATGCACTCACGCCAACTCAATGCTCTGGTTAGATATGGGATTGGGGAAGACCGTGATCACACTCACAAGCGTGGCCCACCTCGTTAAGACCGGGTTTTTGCGCGGCGTGATCATCGTTGCACCCATTCGAGTTATCCGGCTGGTGTGGCGACAGGAAGCGGCCAAATGGAATCACACAAGCGGGTTGAAATTCAGTCTGGTGACCGGCACCAAGGACCAGCGCACCCGCGCTCTCCTGCGCCCTGCTGACATTTACTTGGTGAACTATGACGTGCTTGGCTGGCTGGCCGAGACACTCCAGACTTACTTCGTCAAGAAAGATCGCCCGATGCCGTTCAACGGAATCATCTGGGACGAGATCAGCAAGATGAAGAACAGCGCCACGAACCGGGTCAAGGCGTTTCGCAAGATCGCAAACCAGTTCGACTGGACCACGGGCCTGACCGGCACCCCGGCCAGCAATGGGTACAAAGACCTGCACGGTCAGTTCCTCGTGGTGGACAAGGGTGAACGTCTGGGCACCAGCAAAACAGCGTTCCGCACCCGGTTCTATAAGAAGGTCGGACCCTACAAAGAGGTGGCCTATGAGGACACCGAGGACACGATCAAGAAGCTGATCGGGGACATTACGCTTGAGATGTCAGCCGAGGACTACAACCCGCTGCCTGACCTGATCGTCAACAACATCGAGATTGAGATGCCTGACGAGTTGCGGGCCAAGTACGACAGGCTGGAAAAAGAGTTTTTCATGGTGCTCGACAGCGGCAAAGAGATTGAGGCGTTTAACCAAGCTGCCTTGACCAACAAGTGCTTGCAGTTCTCTAACGGGGCCATGTACCCCATTGCCGGGATGCCGCTGTGGGAGCCGGTGCACGACATGAAGCTGGACGCGCTGGAGGACATCATCGACGAGGCCCAGGGGTCACCCATCCTGTGCGCCTATGCGTACCGGTCAGACGCTGCCAGGATCATGGAGAAGTTCAAGGCGCTGCGGCCCATCAACTTGACCGAGTGCAAGACCGAGGCATCGCTGACCAACGCCATGCACCGCTGGAAGACGGGCGACTGCGCCCTGATGATTGGTCACCCGGCCAGCATGGGTCACGGCATTGACGGCTTGCAGAACAACGGACACATCCTCGTGTGGTATGGCCTCAACTGGTCGCTGGACCTGTACGAGCAGTTCAACGCCCGTGTGCGCCGTCAGGGCCAAGGGGCACCCGTCATGTGCCACCGCATCCTGATGCAAGACACATTGGACCAAGCACAAGCAATGGCGCTTGACCAAAAAGCAACAACTCAGGCCGGATTGCGCAACGCCGTCAAACAATACCGCATATCTAAAAATGTGTGATACACTTGTGTCACATTAACCACTGGAGTAACTGTAATGATCCGTCAAACCATTGAGTGGGCGAAGAACGCCTACACCACCCCGACCGCTGAATCGCTGGCGCTGCGTGAACTTGAGGACAGCAAGCGCAGGCTGCTGGAGGCCCAGACAGCGCGTGAATACGCCGACAGCATGTGCAA